TCTGCGCTTGCTGATTCAATAATGCTTCGTAGTGTATCTGACATATTTTTCTCTCCTAACTATAGCGAATGCCACCTAGATTATCCTATATAAGGGTTCTGACAGTGAGCTTGTTCGTTTGAGATAACGAGAATTATCTCCATACATAGAGCCTAGCATGGGGAGATTTAACTCCCCACCGTTTAATAATTACCAGCCCATGCTTTCGCCTTGGCCTTTATCTTCCCAAGCGTCAGGTTTTACAGTCTCTTCTTCTTCGTCACTTTCATACCAATCTTTGATTTTAGTACAAAGATCTTGTGGTATTCCAAGTTTTTCCAAAGTTGCTATGCAACCAGCAAAGATTGCATCTTCGGCTTCCTGACCCTCATTATGAGGATTTTTTTCTGAACTTTCGTTTGACTTCTTTCCCATCATTGATGTTAGGGCTGTCAGTTTGAGGTTCTTTTCCATTGTCTTTTCCTCCTCTCGTTCTCTTTGTTTTCATTAATTCTTTATGGATTTCAAATATAAGTTCATGAGAACTTTTATCTATTCTCAAGTCTTTTTCTATGGTTGCCCTATCTCTTTCACCTTCGCGATTAGTAGCATTAAGAATAATACCTGACAATAGAATTGATTCCAATGATACTACTAAAGTAAGTAGTTGATAGGGAAAAGGATCAAAGGTAGCAAATATCATCCATACTCCCCATAATAGTACATGGACAATTAAGAATGATGGTTTGCCAAAGTTATCTGCACACCAATTTGAGAACCTATGGAATAAAGATAATTTCTTTTCTTCTTCTACTTTTTTTTTAACCATTAGGTAATCCACCTTGTGTTGCTAGTGGAACAGGTGGTGCTCCCATATTAAGTAATTGCTGAAGTTGAGGGGAGTTTTCATCAGGCTGTCCTTGCATTGGCATAGCCTGCTGTTCTTGACCAGGTTGAGGTGGCATTGGAGCAGGAGGAAGTTTAATAAGCATGTTATCAGGATTTAATCCCATATAGGTAAGGGCCATACGCATTGTAGGTTCAGGATCATATCCTAAGTTCTGCAACATTGGAACAATGTTTGTAAGGATATCCTGACCTTGACGGGCTCTTGTCATTGGGTTAATGGCAGAAGTAGAACCACCTTCAACGTCAATACTGAATTCTCCTGCAATATCTTGTTCAGTAACTTGTAACCAAGTTGTTGCTTCAGGACCTGCAATACGAATTGCTTTTGCATTATCTAAGAACTGCTGACATAAAGCAAGCATTCTTGTAGCAACTTCTTTAGCAGCCGCTTCAACGTTTGACATCTTATCAATAGAACGAGTTGTTGCTGCGCCTTCAACAGCGGCAGCTGCAGTTCCTGATGTACGGTTAGCAGCCTGGATATCTCCCATCATAAAGTCAGAGATACCAAGAATTTTCTGCATATAATCCTGCAACTTACCTTCCATGTAATAGTTATCAGAAGGAGTTGGAAGTCTATGAATAGATTGTAGTACATCCTGCATCTGCAAGTTAGCAGGTAGGTCAATCGGAATAACGGAGTCTGGTTTATTTTCTTGTAAGGCTTTTGAAATCTCGGGTGTCATTACGGCACGATTGATAAAGTATTTATTACCAACACGCTTAAGGTCATTAAGTTCAGCCTGCATGATTTCGTTAATCATTAACTGAATACCAGCAACGTTCTCTAAATCACCAAACGCCCAAATGCGTGTTCCACCGTCTGTATAGTTTCTCATATGTACAAATGGAGGGAACCTATGGTCATAAGGTAAGTCACCATGGAACAAAGGCTTTTCAGCATCTTTTTGGAATACTGTAAGAGTACGTGCTTTCATATCGTAAAATTCATAAACGATACATTGTGTAAATACTTTAGGTAAAGATTCTTGCTGTTGTTCATAGTTGTTCATTGTTGAGTTATCAATTAAACGACTATCAGGATTTAAGTCTTTAACAGCTTCTTTATCAAATAGAGGATTAGCCTCAATCTCTTCCATTGGTAATCTTAAACGCTGGACTACCCATCTAGCAGTATTCATTCTACGTGCTTCTGCAGGAAGGAAAATATCATAAGGTGAAACATATTCTACAAATGGTTCATCTTGTTCTACGAGTTGCTGATTAAGTGAAACTGATGATACAATCTCAGCAAGTGTATTAGGGTCTAATGGTAAGCCGGCTTCAAGTGAAACTTCAGCAGCAGCCTGAGCAAGATCAGATGTCTCAATGGCTAACTCTTCTTTAGATTTTTTAATAGTAGATTCTGAGTAAGCCCAACCTACTTTAGCAAAACCATTTCCAAGGACAATCATGTCCTGAGTCATATCACGTAGTGTGACGGTAGCTTCTGATCTCTTCCAGAAGTAATCAAGAACTTCTCCTGCTATTTTACCATTTTCTTCAATGGTTGTCAAGTCATCGCCAGCAACTGGTATAACTACAAATTTAGGGTCACGCTGTACAACAGCGTTAATAATCATAGTGAAGTGTGGAAGCACCATATTAACTGTACGCAAGAATGCGCCAGGAACAGGAAAGGGAAGAATGCGGTTAATGTCCAACATGGTTAATTCACGTTGAGCACCTGTGCGATAGATAGCCTCTAACATTCTCCAATGGATATGAACAGGCTCCATTCTGCGTGTAGCGTCAGCGACAGCAGACTGCATCTCTTTAAGAGTATACGAGCCTAACTTCTCTTCGCCATCATCAAAAAAATTATCTTCCATATGCACCTTCCATTAGTTTTCCATACCTAGAGTAAATGTCTGCCACCGCTCACTTTCCATCATCTCGTATTCTGCGATTGCACGCTCTCGTGCTTCGCGGATGAATGATATGTTTATTGTGTCGGTCGGACGATAATCTACAGTATCACTTATAGCCGATGATGGGGAGATTTTAGAGTACTCTTCTACAAGAACCCAAAGACTAATAGCCAATGACATTACTAAGTCGTCATGGCAGCCAACGTCAGCAGCGTATTTTATATTTCCATTTATCGTTTCTTGCGTTACAAATTGACCTAATTCTGTACGTAAAAGGGGGTAAATATTGTCAATTTTGCACTGATTTTGATTAAAAACCAAAAACTTTGCTAATCTGTCTATTACAGCCCTACGTCTATCCACTGTCATAGGAAATTCAAACATTCTAGTCCTATTTTTGGTTCTTGTTCCTGTTGCCTGATGTAGGTAAGGATTAGGATATCCAAGGTGTTTATGTAGTTCATTGATAGGTAAAGACCCTTGTGCGCCTTGGTTTTCCACTGCCATTAAAGCAGCCCATTTACTTCCTTTGAAGTATCTACCCATCTTATCTAAATCAGATGCAAATTCAGCAGGATTGATTGTGTTAGCATGGTAGTAGTGCGCCTTGGTTTTCCACTGCCATTAAAGCAGCCCATTTACTTCCTTTGAAGTATCTACCCATCTTATCTAAATCTGCTGCGAATTCAGCAGGATTGATTGTGTTGGCATGGTAGTAGCCAAGGATAATAACATTTTCTTCTTCATCAAAGGTAAGTATGTGTGCGGTTGAGAAGTCTCGTCCTACACCGCCCGCGGGGTCAGCACCAATTACATAAAACCCTTTTGGGTCTGGATCTAAAGTACTTAATCTTAATGGACCATTCACATCGGAAACAAACTCTATGGAGTTATCATCTTTCCAAGCAAAGTTTCCACGATAAGGGAAATCTATAAATTCAGATTCATTAGGCAACCCTACAAATCTTGGACGACCTGATTCTCTGAAAGCTTCCTCGTCATCTCTTGGATATTCCTGAAAGAACCTCCATGGTTCATCTGCGAACTCTTTACGTTTTGAATCGTATTTAGTTAAGCAAGCGGTCTTAGTACCTTTAGGACCTGAACACCAATTACAATGCTCACCGCATTGCATAAAAGGTGAAGCAGTCCATGGTCTAAAGAAAGAAATAAATTGGCTATCGCCGCGTTTAGCGGCTTTATAGGTTTTAGCAAAACGATTATAACTACCACGAGAGGTAGAAATGATTAACATAGAACCACCTGCGTCTGTCGTTGGTATAAGGGTTCTAAACACGTCTTCCTGCCTGCTAGCGGGCTCTACAAGACCTGCCTCATCCAATATGACCAGCGTTGCTGTTTCTCCCGCGAAAACGCCTTCTACAGCGGATGCGGATTTAAGTTTAGATTCCATACCATCAGAAAATTTAAATACCATACCGTCTTGTGAATCAGCTATAAGTTTAGGAGCACGTTCTTTCATCCATCCAGGTAAGAACTGATAAGCAAGTTTTGCTTGTGCTAAGTTTTTGTTTGCTGATTTTTGGTTACGAGATACAACAAGAATAGTCGCACCTGGTCTAAAGAAAGATAACCATAAAGCATGTGCCATGGCTAAAGTAGTGTAACCAAGCTGACGGGCTTTAAGTGCGGTTACAAAACGATTAGTTTTGAAAAGGTTAAGTAATTCAACCTGATAGTCAAAAAGATTAAACTTAACACGACCACGAGGATCTTCTTCAGAAGGTACATAAACATATTTTTGCAGGAAGTATTCCTCGTCAAGGGCGCATCTGCGCCATTCAAGTTCTACAAGTAGTTTATTAAGTTCAACCTGTTTGCGGGATTCATTGGCCATTACAGCAACCTTGCTATTGTTTCTAATTCAGGTAATGTTCCTAAGTGTTGAGGAAGTAATTTAATGTAAGTATCTTTTTGCATTTCATCTAATTTGGGAGCAATATTTTTAACAAAGTCATAAGCATGATTAATGCTAATTCCTCGTGTTCCTGTTCTTTCATTTTCATTATGATAAGGGCTATACCAAGCCTCATCTTCATTATTTGGATTATTATGATAATTTATAGAAGCAGGTAAAATTTTATGAAATAAATCATTTTCTTTAGGATTTAAATGTTGAGTTTTATCTAAATAATTTTTTAATATATTTCGTGCATTTATATTCGTATAAATATCTAAACCATTTTGCCCATATGAATTATCATAAAAATCGTTAACTAAAGAATTTACTAACTCTTTATCTTTTACATGCTTAATTAAATGGTCTTCAAATTCATCAGATACATCGTCTGCTCCACGCCATTTACCATGATCTGCATATCTTTCGCGTTTTCTATCAAGTTTATCTGCTTTTTTTAAAATTGATGCAGACTTTGTTTCTCTTGCTGCTTTACCTGCTTCCCATTCCATTGCACCCTTGGCAACGTTACCTAATTCACTCATTACTCCAACTCCTCTCTAAAGTTCTTTAAATGCCAACAAGCACTTATTTCGTTGGAATCTTCATCAAATCCTACTGTAACTAATTTAGCACCGCAATAACAGACAACCTCTATATCCTCGTCATATGTCTTGCCAAACCAATTTTTCATATGGTTCTTCATGCCAGAAACCTTGTCTTCCTGAAACGAGTGCAGGATTGTCTTAGACATTAAAGGTTCCTTGCGGCATCTTCAAGAGAACCTGAACTATCATGCCATCCTGGTAATAAACCTAAATATATTTCCTGTTGTTGAGGGTTTAGGCGAGATAAAGGTTCCATGTGAGATTCTATATTTCTTATACCATAAAAATTTCCATCAAAAGTTGTTTTAAAATTTGGATTTATTGCTTTTAATATTTTTCTATGTAACTCATGTTGTTCTGGAGTATAATGTAAATGATCTTGAGCATAATCCTCATAACCTAATAAATGGTCATCTAATTTACCTACATGTTCTCTGTAATTATCCATATTTAAACTAATTGGTTTTTTAATTGAAAAATTAGGTATTAATGTTTTAAAATGCTTTTCTACTTGATTGTGATAAGAAGAAAGTTTTTTTAAAAATTTTTCTTTATTGTAGTCAGATACATCTTTATAATAAAGTTTTTCTGTTTTAGCATCAAAAGCTTTAGCTTTTTCCAAAGCACCCATGGCGCCTTTTGCTACATCGCCTAACTCGCTCATTCTGTTTCTCCTTTACTTACCGTATAACCTTGTTCCGTTAATGCCACAACCATGACAGATTCGTCAATAGCTGCAATGGCCTTAGCCAGTAACATTGGTAAATCCAGGTTGGCAAAATCCGATGAACGGGAAGCCCGTTCTTCCTCAATCCAAGTCTGCCCGTAATTCTTGATGAATAGTTCTTGAGCTTTAAGGTTACCATCTTTAGCGGCCTGAATAATTTTTTGTTTTACTTGTAGATAGTTTCTTTCTTCTACATCTAAGGTTAAATCCTCATCATCAAAAGTCACAACCGCATTTGTCTTGGCAACCATACGGCCAGTAATTTTTTCTTGGAGTTCTATGAACTTAGGATTTTTTTTCCAACGTCTCATAGTGGAAGCGTCGTAGTAGCCATTGGCTTTAGCCCATTGATCCTCAGTGAAAATTTCACCACGTTCAGAAGTTGGAGTGGCGAGCCACAAAATAAAGGCCGACCACTTCTCTGTATTATCTACTGTCAATCTTCCTCCTGGTTTTAAAAAGATTCCATTGGTCGTTAAGGATAAATAACCAATGTGCGTTAGCACATAGTTCAAAGTCAGTAACAAGTTTATCTGGTTATTCAGGAAGTTCTGCAATCCTTAAGATTGCTAGAACTTACGGGTTAACCGGCTTACTGGCGGCTTAGCCGCCGGAGAACCTGGTGGGCTTTTCGCCCCCCCTTGTTATTTTGTTCTTTATATATAGCCGTGCGTGGGGAGATAAATAGGCAAATTTGTAATAATATGACTACTGTTAAATATAACAAAATGTTATAATTGGTTAAAATAACGGGGTATTAGTAATAAAAAAATAACAGCCAGACTCTCGGGAAAGCTGGCGGTTATTTAACCGCTGGCACAACCGTCAAATTCACGCTCAAAAAACGCCATTGGATTCCTTTGTGGATTTTAATTATAACGAAATGTTATAAATGAGTTGATAGTTTGTTGTGCAAATCGTTATCAAATTGTTATAATTGGTGTGCGCTTTTACATACAGACAAATAGTATTAAATCGGACATATCGGATAAATCGGTTCCCCACCTGGTATTTTACGCGTAAATCACCGCTCTAAAATATGAAAAAAAATATCAGAGACCTCTGAAAAGAGAAACATGCCCTCCCGTTCGGGGGATGCGGGATACCTTCTGGTCTTTCGGGCATGACTGGTTTACCAGCTACTGCCGGCATGTCAGGTATAACAGGATGAAACGGGCAGCGCGGTTCANCNGGTAGGGGGGGCGGTGTTTACGGGTTGAAGGGTTTACGGTGAGATTGGTAGAGTAAAGATATACATCGAAAAGAAAAAAACAAATCTAACAGGTCTCCGCCCCCTTATCCCGTCCTCATTCCGTCCTCTGGATATCTGGCAACCGCCCGACTTAAAAACGGCCATAGGTGCGACCTTGTGTTTACGGAGTGCGCTTTAATAGTAGTTATATACTAACACTATAAAGCAGCATAAAGCGCATTCTGTCAAATATTAAAAATATGTTAATTGTGTAAAAATTGATAATTAAAAATATATATCTGGTTAATAGTTTAATAACCAGGAGAATATTAATAAGGGAGAATCCCGCAGCACTAAACTACTAAAAGGATAAAGAAATGGCAGTAAACTATTTTACAGGAATTGACTATTCTGGCAACAATAACGAGCTCTTAAACATCTACGCGTTTGAATATCCGACCGCTGAATATGTCACTTACTTACAGGCCAAAGAGCTCGGCGGCAATGTTAAAAAAGGCGAGAAAGGCGTTCAAATCATTAAAGTATTAGAGGATGACGGAGACACAATTGGCCTCCGTAAATATACCGTATTTAACATAGCACAATGCGAGAATATAGACAGCGATCTACGATTAACAGCCGAGCAATACGAGGTCTACAAAGCACTGGCAAAGGATAAAGCTCTGAAAAAAGACGGCGGCAACTTTACCCGTAAACAATTAGCAAAGACTAGCGCGCTGATATAACAGCGCAGCCCTAACCCGTAAAAGCGGTCAAAAGGTGGCAGCGACCTTATAGGGCACAAATCGGTAAGCGCCCGTTTACTGATAAACAAAGGAAAAAGAAATGGAAAATAAAAAAGAGATTATTATTAAAAGAAAAAAAATAAGTTATACGGAGAGCTTGGTCGACAACCAATACAACCTGCTTATGAATTGGACGAAACCAGCTAACGCAACCAGCGAGGCCTCGAATATAATTTTAGATATAACCGCATACCTCCGCAAAAATGAAGATATACGCTATTATTCAGACATTGACGCGTATACTAATGCATACATAACCAGAGGCGGAGGAAAAAAGGAAAATATAGGTTTAAGCGGTGGAGTTTATTCATGGAATGATTATTACTATCTCAATTTACATGTAGATCACTCTTACATAAGAAGCTGGCAGTCAGTCACACAATCAGAAGCCGACTTTATACATGAGGCAATTAAAACGATAACAACTAATAACCCAATATTTAACGAGTCAGATATCAAAAAAGCAGTAGAAGCACGAGATATTTATGACGAGTTAAAAAGAAGCATAGATAAACAAAAGAAATTGAAAGAAGAGCTAGCGGAGGCAGCCGCAAATCATGAGGAACTATTAACAAAGCACAACCTTACCAAAAATGAAGCAGAAGCTCTCGTGACCCTTATTAACGAGGGGGCAGAAGCGCTAACCATGTTAAACAATATCAAAAGCCTTATGGCATAGAGGCAAAGCCTCTCGCCTCACTGGATAAAGTCCAGCAACTAGCTCGCGACTAGTAGAGGCACTAGGTAAGGCACTCCGCCTTACTGATAAACAAAGGATAAAAAAATGAAAACCGTTTACATTGTAGAAATTAAAGGCGACGACAATCTCCACATATTTAGCAGAGAGCAGGACGCGCAGGATTATGCCGGTATAATGGCAACTTTCGGCGGCCGTAAATATAAGCTCATTAATAAAACAATATCAGAAAGTAAATTCAATAACATATTCAAATTGGAGGTAAACTAATGGAACAACTAACCCTATGGACAAAAGCGGAAAAAGTAAAGTCAGACATCTCACGCGGATATTACTGCGCGAATGAGTGCGGAGACTTTACCCATAACCCCAATTATATCTGCGACGACTGCCGATCTAGGAATAAAGCGCGGACACTCCGCTATCAATAGAGCCATAGTGCCGAACCGTCAAAGCGGACTAACTAGGTGCAATTCCTAGACGGCACACTAGCTAGGACACTCCGTCCTGGTGATTAACTACACAAAGGATAAACTACAATGGAATCAATAAACATAAATGAACTAGAAGAAATGAACAATAAAATAGATTGGGTAATTATGCATGGTCTAGATAAAGAACAAAAATTTTATGATGAGACAATTGCTGATTTAAATAAAATTAAAGATTTATTAGATGAAATGCTACACATGGCAAACTCTTATTATGACTCAATAACATTTAGAATATACGGAAAGGAGAGCAACTAATGAAAAAACTCTGTATATTATGTAAAAGATTTTTTATAGGACAATTGGAAAAACACTGGCAATACTGCGACGAATGGGAGTGGTAAAATATAAAAATATGCTATAATAAAGTAAGACAGCCCGCAAAGCATAGTTAAGGGTGCAACTCCCTTACGGGCGCTATACTGCAAAGCAGTAGAGCGACTAGGCGCAACCTAGAAAAAAAGCAAAGGGATAAACTATGAAAGAAAACAGTTTCACCTGTAAGATATGTAAGAAGAAGCTAACAGAACGCGAATATAACGGGATGATACAGAAAGAACTCGGGCACTTAAACCTTAAAGTCTTTGGATATCGTACTTGCTATGGCATTATTAAGAAGGATAAATAAGATGAGATATATCTGCGATTGTGATGCCCAAATTGAGAACAATATAATCCGCCATACTGGCAACTGCTATCCTATTGAAGAAAGCAAATGCGAGATTGACGGTCAATGCTATACTTGTAAAGTTTTAGCCAAATATGAAAGGGGGATGTAATGATTTATAAATTAACTATATTAGTAAATGACAAAAATGTTAATGAAGATATAGATGCAATGGAAACTTGTATATCTAATTTAATGTACGATAAATATGAGGTACTTGATTATGAAGTAGAAGAGACCACAAAGGAAAGACTATGACAGAAAAATACTGGTCTATATCTGACGAATGGGAACAATATATTTATGAGTACTATATGAAAGAGGAGTTAGATAAACTTGAAAAAGAAAAAGAGTAATGCTATAATGAAAGGTATATGTCCTGTATGTAAGCGCGAAGCTTATATTAAGGAGACCAATGACGGGATTAAATGTTTCTTATGTTGGTACTATATTAAGAAATGAAGTGCGAAACTGTCATAAGGTTCACCCTCGATCTTATGACAGCGCACCAACAGTAAGACCTATGGAACTAAGGAGAATAACAAATGAAACATATTAAAATAACTTATGAATGTATACTTGAATTAGACGGGCAGATAGAGGAAACACTCCTGACAGACATGTTGGAAGATAACCTGTATGAGCTGGATAATACCAGCAATATAACGGTGATTACCTCCCGTATTATATCCAGTGAAACCTTAAAGGATGATACACTAGAAGACTACACTGTTAGTTTGGATATAGATGTTCAGGCTAAAGATACAGAAGACGCCATAGATAAAGTCATGGAGCATATCGTCAATGTGGAATACACTACCGATATACAGGTCGTAGATGTTAATGTGGCTAACGAAATATTGGAAAGTGACGATGAGCAATTCTAACCAGTGCATCTTGTGTGGAATTGTGCCTAAAATGTTCTGGTATGATTACTGCTATCCTTGTCTAGTTGAGACAGATAAAGCAGAGAAAGACGAGGAATAATTTTTTTAATTCCGATGGCTTTAAGATAGTATAGTTGGATATACTAAAACTGGATATCCTTAATTCTGCACTATACTATCCTATGGCTATCGGAGTGACCGATAGACCTATACATCCTTTGAAAGGGGAAACAATGGCACGAAAGATGTTAGCTCAAACTATGGCAATTCACTTACAGGAAGTGCAGAAAATGAGCGATGCAATTCATGAAGAACTGGCAACCTATGATTTATCAGCAGAGCGCTATGAAAAGCGCTTTAATCAACTGTTAAATAACTGGCAGCCTAAACTACCTGCTTTAATTAAAGAAGGTATATATGTATGGAAAGGGGATACTCTTATTTATACTAACGATGAAGAAGTCTATGATTTATTAGATGGTGTTTTTGAATAAGATCTCCTTATTTATAAAGCAATCTTTATTGCGTGCGGAAACACTTGATCTACAGGTAGATTACGCATAAAAATGGTTATGAAGTTGCCGAGAGAAGGACAAACTGGACATATTGGACAGCCTTGCTCTCGGCATACTATTTCCAACAGTAAATGGTCAATTATCAACAAAGTTGATTAAGTGTAATAAGGTGTATGCTACGAGAGAGGACAGTAAAAAACGAAAGGTTTACCGGTTTACAGGAAAACCTAGCGCTTTGAAAGCGCGGAGGTTTTCGGGTTAACGGGAGAATGTAATTCTAGCAGGATATGCTATAATAGTATTATAAAACAAAGGAGCACAATGGAAAATAAAGGAGCAATGGAATTATTAAAAACTATCAGAGGAGTAAACTTACATCCCCTCTTAATTCCATACGATGACGAAGCAGAGTTTTTAGAAGCTTTAAAAACATTAGAGTATATTGATCCAAAAGATTTTAACCACGAAAACTATGGAAACAATATGAAAGTTAGAGCACAGATTAGATATTTGGTGTGCCTATTCCCATACGATACACTCAATGATGCAACCCAAAAAATTTATAGATTACTTAATAATAAAAACATTATGTTAGAAGACTTACGCATTATCATTGACGGTCGCTCTATCAAAAACCCACAAAAGCGCACTCGCGAAATCCCTTTTTATAAACTGCAGGCCGCTGGTAAATTACTTATGGAAGGTAAGATGACTAGTGATATAGCAGAAGAACTTGATGTTGCCAGAGACACTATAACATCCATTGAAAACTATTTAGGGTTAAGAGAAAGTTATAGATTAAAGTTAGTTGATAGAGCAATAGAAGCAGTACGCAACACAAAATCAATCAGAGAGTTTATTAAAGAAGAAAATGTATCTTTTAATACAGCTGTCAGAAGTTTTAGAAAAGCAAAAGAAGTACTAACTGAACTAGGCGAAACCTGGATAGAGAGGAAAAACTAATGGAAGACTTTAAACAAAAACCATTAAAAGAATGGGTAGCAGAAAACGAAGTAGGAGAGCAGGAAGTATCTTTACTTTCTAACTTTCCTAACTTTAATGTTGAGATTAAAGATGGCGTCATGTTAATCACTCCGTCAGAAGCAGGTGTAGCTTTGTTCTCTTATATTAAAATGGCTAACCAAGATAAAGTTGAAGGTGAAGAAACTCTGGTTAATAAAGACAAAGAGATTGAAGACCTTACAGAAACTAACTATACACTACGCGATACTTGTGAATACATGTTAGAATACTTTGAAAGCATAGACACACCTGAAGCTCAGGCTATGCATGAAAGATTACTACGCACCGTATATCCAGTAAGAGCGTACAATACAGATGGAGACGAAGTGAAGTTCCAAGGAGAACAATACTAAATGACAGCCATACAAAGTGAAAGTGTATCCGCCCGTAAATACAGGTGGCATCAAAGCACCCTATCAAGTTTGCTTGACGGATGTTCTTGGCAATACTTTCTTACTTATGTACTAGAGTTAGACCAAGGTTCAAAACCTTATGCTACTGTTGGTACAGCATTCCATAGTGCAGTTGAGTTACATGAGAATAATAGAAAAAATAATATAGAAACTACTGAAAAGGAAATGATAGATGAGGTTACAAAACTTGTTAGCGAAGTTATTACGGAAGAAAACCTGCGGCAAGAATTGCTCTTGCTCGCAAGGTCAGCCGTTAAAAATTGGTACGAGTTTCATAAACCAGTCGTATCTCAATGGGAAGTCATCGCGATTGAGCCAGAGTTTACGCTCCCTCTTGTTGATGGTGCTAGACCCATTGGTGGTTACATTGACGCTATTTATCGCAATCCTGATAATGGTGAAATATTTATAGTTGATCATAAAACCGCCAAGGACTTTACTCGTTGGAAATCAGAAGAAGGACATAGGCATCAAGCAGCTATGTACAGTGCAGCACTAGTTTTATCTGATGACTTTCCTGACATAACAGAGTTACCAAAGATGGTTTATATGGTTACCAGAACTACAAGGTCATCGCGTAAAGGATTTGAAAGCGCGACAATAGTAGAAGTTCAACCTGATTTAGAAGATATAAAACAATTAGGTGAAAGAATAAGAATAGCAGAGGATGTAGTAGCCAACGAAAAATATGTAAAGAAACCAGAGTGGTTTTTATGCAGTTCCAAGTGGTGTCCTTTCTATGAAAAGTGTATGGTAACTGAAGAGTTATCAGGCACTATTAGTAAAGTAAGAAGTTATGTGTTAGAATATAACAACCACGAAGAAGTACAGTTAGAAAAGTCAAACAACAATTCCAAGGAGGAAAACAATGACTGAAAATACACTACCAAACGATGTTAAATCAACATCAGTTGCTATCACACTCAATGCAAAATCATTAGGTGTAGATGCATTTATTAAACTAGAACAAACCTGCGAATTCCTTAATGCAGTTACAGAGGTAGAAGCCCTTGTAAAGCGTGAGGAGATTGCCGCATTACTAACAGAGCAAGCGTTGGAGATTGTAAAAGATACTGCCAACAAAGTTAAGCAGCATGCAGCTGAAAACCCAATCGGACATGTAAGTGTTCATCAGGTTAATCCTACTCCTGCTCCCGTTGGTAGCCAGTACGGACAGTCATATCAAGGTTCAGGCGCAGGCGCTATACGCGCCGTAGCGAACGGTGCATCAACAGGTTCTGACTGGCGTACTGCTCCCGATAAATGGGATACAGCAAAGCAGGTTAGATACCTTTCTACACAATCATTATCCATTGACGCTTTACGCGGACAGGTTAATGCATGGCTTGCAACTAACGGCTTTAATCCAGAAGCATTTGATGTATGGGATGAGCGTAAAGATGCAGAGCAAGGTAAGCCAATCGGTTCAATCATCAATGTAAAAGTCAAAGAACCTTTCAGAGATGTATGCCCAAGAGAGCTAATCTTTACAGACAAGGGTGGCGTCAAGTCATTAGTGTCAGCAAAGTTTAATGCAGACGGAAGTCTGTATATTTATTGGGTAAATAAGCAAGTAGATGCTGCTGTTAAGTACGGCGCACTAGATGCTTTAAAGTCGTTTAACTAAATGACAACGGGCTACCAGTCTTCCCCTCTGGTAGCCCACTTCATAACTTTTGAAAGGAGTAGATATGGAAAAAGAATACAGGTCATATGTAGAGATTGAGGTTGTATCAAAGATACAAAACCTTGAAGAAATTGGTACTGATGTTGAAGAACTATCATGGGATCATTCAAAAGAAGCTTGTCAAATGATAGGCATACCCATTGGTTCAGAAGAGTTTATTGAAATTTATAAAGAGTTAAATAAAAATTATAAAGTAAGTATGGAACATATAAAGTTCTTTATGCTAACAGCTATGCTTACTACAAAAAAATTATTAGAAAATGGATTGGTTACTATACCATTGGGAGATAACGAAGATCCAAGTACAGAAGATGTGTCAAAGAAAATAGCAGAGATTACTCATAACTTAATGAGTTCCTATATGTGGTTAGTAGCAGGTAAAGATGTTCTTTGGCCTTCTAATGATGACCTTGCTGATGAAATAAAAGTAACATATCTATTTGAAGTAGATAACATTAAAAGGGAGGAGTACTAATGTTAGAGTATGATGATAACGGAAATGTAATCGGAGAAAACCAAACTTTTCCAACCAGTCACCTGTCAAAGTACATGGGTAAGAATGTAGATAACCTAGATGTATTTGAAGAGATGGAAAATACAACACCAAAGCCACAAAGGTTTAGAGATCCAGAGGCTAATGCAGCTATGCCACAATTTAATACTATGGCGCTTAAAGACCTTGAGAATTTACCTGATCCTGAATGGATTGTAGATGGTTACATTCCTGCTGACGGTATGACAACAATCTTTGGCGCACCTGGTAGTACTAAATCTTTCTTTGCTTTATACATGGCATTTTGTGTAGCCAGTGGAGCAAAGTTCTTTGGTGCAGATGTTAAGATGGGTAAAGTTTTATATGTAGTTGGTGAAGGTTTGCGTGGTATGAAGTGGCGTATTGAAGCACTTAAATTAGCACATCCTGAAGCAGACTTGGAAGCATTGGATAATAATTTAATTATTCTACCAAAGGCTGTAATGTTACTTGACAAAATGGAAAGCACTATGTTAGTTAATACTGCTGTACAAATAGCAGAAGAAAATAACCTAAGGTGCTTTATTATTGATACATGGGCTAGGTCGCTTACAGGCGGAGATGAAAATAGCGCACAAGATGTTGGTAACGCTATACAACTATGTGAAACCATTAGAACAAAGACAGGCGCAAGCCCTATCATTATTCACCATACAGGCGCTGACGGGCAAAGAGAACGCGGTTCTACCGCGCTACGTGGTGCGACAGACACCACAATCCAAATGAACCATAGAGAAAGTGAAAAGGTAATTGAAGTAATCTGTAAAAAGATGAAAGACGGAGAGCCATTTCAAAACCTTGATTTGGAATTAAAACAATTTGGTCATTCAGTTGTTCTTACTAAAAAAGAAACTATTCCATTTACTTATGGATTTAAACCAGAAATAAGAGATAAGCAATATTGGGTTAATAAAGCAAAAGCCGATAAGGAGGCACCGTTCTAATGAAAACTAATTATGTATTAGAAGGAGATTGTTTAATAAAGTTAAAAGAATTACCAGATAATTCCATTGACTCTATTGTAACTGATCCACCATATGAGTTAGGTTTTATGGGCAAATCATGGGATAGCACAGGCATTGCTTTTAATGTTGCTGTATGGCAAGAATGTTTAAGAGTATTAAAACCAGGTGGCCACATGATAGCATTTAGTGGAAGTCGTACTTATCATCGTATGGCAGTTGCTATTGAAGATGCTGGTTTTGAAATAAGAGATCAAATCATGTGGATATATGGTAGTGGTTTTCCTAAATCATTAAATGTTGGTAAAGCATTACCTGATTGGCAAGGTTGGGGAACTGCTTTAAAACCTGCACACGAACCTATGGTCTTAGCTCGCAAACCTTTATCTGAAAAAACAGTAGCAGAAAATGTAATGGCGTATGGTACTGGAGGAATAAACATTGATGGTAGTAGAGTTGGTACAAATGGTGGTACAAGTAAAGAAAATGTTAAAGTAAAAGAAAAAACTGGAAACGAACAAGTTTACGGTGTTTATGAAAATGTAGCTTTTGGTAAACCAGTTGAAGGTTTAGGCCGTTTTCCTGCCAACATCATTCACGATGGCAGCGATGAGGTTGTGGCGTTGTTTCCTAATAGCAAAGGAGCATTAGCACCCGTTAAGTCAGGACAAAAAGGATTTGGTGGAGATATATATAACAAGTATAAAACATCGGGAGATGATGGTGCTACATTCTATAATGATGGATTTGGCAGCGCAGCTCGTTTCTTTTACTGCGCTAAAGCCAGTAAAAAAGATAGGAACGAAGGGTTGGAAGGGTTTGAGGAAATTCAACTTACAGGTGGCGGTGGGCTAACTGCTGAAATGCGCGAAGATGGAACTTTGGAAACGGCAAGTGCTGGTGGAAAGTACGGCTCAATCAAAGCCAAGAAAGCCAACCACCACCCAACCGTCAAGCCAACTGACTTAATGAAATATTTAATTAACCTTGTTACTCCACCAAATGGTATAGTTCTTGATCCTTTCTTAGGTTCAGGTTCTACTGCTAAAGCAGCAACCTTA